TACTTATATAGATATACCTATAGAGAGAGATACCCACAAAACACAAAAGGAGATTTAAAAATGAGTTACTACATTATATTACAGTACAACGACGGAAGTATCGTTAGACGAGAAACAGAAAGTTGGTTAGTCGCTATGGCTACGTTGATATTTAGCAAAGCGCAGGACTCAAGAGTTATAAGGATAATGTTAGATGTGTAAGTTAAACTACCATTACATAGTAGATACCAAACTCCTCTTCTACAGCTGTGCGCAGCAAAGCGCTGATACGCTTGATACAATAAACCGTATAGCGGAGACGCTTCACGATATGCCAAAAGGTAAAGTTTACCTAACTGCTGACATTGGCAAGTCGGCTTACCGCTTAGGGATTTCTTCTTACTACAAAGGTAGGAGGAGAGAACAAAAAGAAAAGCAATCAGCAGAGGAACAGGAAAATTACAAGCAATTCTCAAAGGACTATATTGAGTTCGTTAAACTGTGTCAACACTTGCCTGTTATAACAATGTATGTTGAGGATGTTGAAGCAGACGACGTAGCCTCAATCTTAGCACACGATTTATCCAAAGACCCAAATAACCGCATTGCTCTTATTACGAGGGATAGAGACTGGCTTCACAGTATCATAGATGCGCCAAACGTTAAGATTGTATCTCCTTACTACATGGAAGACGACTTGCGTTCAACGTGGGCTAAGAACGAATACAATGTACGAAACCGTGAAGAGTTCACTCTAAAGAAGACGTTAGAGGGGGATGATGGTGACTCGATACTCCACCCTAAATGGCTCGGTAAAGCGAAAACTGATGAGATTTGGGAGAGGTGTATAGCCCATGAAACTGTCACGCTTGATGTACTGAAAAAAGAACTATTTGCGTGGATCGCTGAACAGAAGAATCCAGATAAGTTTACAGTTCCAGTGAAGTACGTTGAACACGGCGTCGCAGAAACTATTGAAGAAGTGATTGACGTAAACTATAAACTAGCTGGTACGATGATGCGTAAGGAGCAGCTTACGGAGAAGCAACAAGAACAGTTTGAAGCTTCCCTTAAAGCGGTACCGTCTAGTGTTACTATCGACCCAATTACTTACGGTATGGAACATTTCGGTAGGCCAATCATATTAACAGAAACTGCAAGGAGGGTATTTAAATGGCAACAGACGTAACTCAATCAGAGTTCGCTAGGCTACTTGCTAAAGAGTTACAGCTACCTCGATCTTATGGAGACCGCTTAGCGGCTGCTTACTCAGCAGTCCTAACGGAAATCTTCGAGGAAGGTAAGTCAGTTAACCTCGGCCCTGTTACAATAGGCTTTACAGAGTTCAACTCAAGGAACTACACACAGAGTAAGCTTTATGGTAAACGTAGAAGGATGTTTAAATTCAATATTAAGATGACCACTATAGGTAAAGCTATACTAGAGCGCCTAACAGACAGGAAATACGATGACGTTTAAAAAGATAACAGTACAGAACTTTAAGTCAATAAAGAACGTAGAACTAAACTACACGCCTGGCGTTTGGAAGGTAGTAGGAAATAACAATGATTTGTCATACTCGAGTAATGGCTCTGGAAAAACGACTCTGCTCGAGGCCGTGCAGCAATGCCTGTATAACAGGACAACATTACAGGTTCCTATTGAGGACGTTTCACGGAAGTCTGTCGATAGTAGCACAACTGTACCATACTACATTGAGGTAGAGTTTACACATAACAATCACACGTACACAGTAATCAATGACAGAAAACGTATGAAAATTACAGTGCTTGAAGACGGTAAAGACTTAGGACTAACAAGTATACGGAACTCACTACTAAAGATACAGCGTATTATTGGTATGGACTTTAGTACGTTTACTACACTATCATTCATAACCCTTACAACGATTACTGACCTACTTGACAACTTTACGTCAAGCGCACTGATGAAAGTTATTCTTGACTTCAACGAAATAACTGATACAGACAAGTCGCTTAAAGCAGGCTTAAAGAAAGTATCAGGGAAGCTGAAAGATACTATTCGTCAAACGAAACAAATAGAGGATACGATAGAAGTTCTTAATAAGTACTCTCGTATTGACACATCACCATTCCATAAAGAGCTGGCTACGCTAGACGCACAGCTTTCTGAGAAGCAAGAGGCTTTACAAAAGCTTTCCTCGGATTTATCTAACGGACTTCAGACCATTGAAGATGAACGTGACGCAAGACAACGTCTTGAAGACCTTTCAACAGGAATTTGTAATTGCTGTGGTAGTACAGTCGCAATAGATACTGAAAAACTAGAGACTGCTACACAGACGCTACAAGACGTTTTAGCACGTCAGGTAACTAATGAGTCGATAGAAGAGATTAAGCGCCTAATAACCGCCTTAAACGAAGAAATAGACGTACTTCTTGAGAAGACTTCTGACGTTAAGCAGAAACTTCTATTTGCAGACACGAAAAACCAAGTGTTCGACGACACAAACATTAGGTCAAACGATCTGCGAAAAGAGCTTGTTGAGCTAAACAAAGAAGTAAAACGTTTAACAGAGACTGAGGATGTACTTACAACGTCTGTGAGCTTAATCAAGAAAGGCAGCTTACATAAAACGTTACTGCTTACGTTTATCTCCGTGTTAAACGGCTACATAAACCAGTTTACAGGATTTGTTAATCTACCTTACATATCAGTTGAGACGATAGCACATAAGTCTAGCGTCGAATTCGTGTTTACTGACACTAGGTTTAATCAGATAGTGCACATCAATAGCCTGTCAGGCGGTGAAAAGACAAGGCTCCGCTTGATAATTCTTCTGTCGATGTTGTACACAATCAATGATTTGACAGGTGCTTCTTCAAACTTACTAGTCTTGGATGAAGCCTTAGACACGCTTGACGCTTCTGCTTCAGAGGATTTAGCTAGGCTCTTTGAATATATGGTTAAACACGACGATAAGTTTATTGCTTTAGTTTCTCACGGAGAACAGCTAAGAGATATTACATTTACAGGGACGCTAAGCGTTACAAAACAGGGTGGTATATCCACATTGGAGGTCCTATGACATTTGATATAACAGAAATTACACAGCTACTTGATGAGGTAGCTGAATGTAATACACAAACAATGAAGCTTAGCGTTATTGAGAAACACTTAGATAACGAAGCTTTTACATATATCTTACAGTTGTATGCTAAACGGTTACTTAAAAAGCCTAAGTACTCTTACAATAAGCTGCAATCAGTAGACCCCGTAAAAGAAATTGCTAACTACTTCAATTACGGAAGCTTATTACCAATACCAGTGTTACGTATTGTTACACGTTTAGCTGATGACACGATTAAAGTAAACCGTACAACGTTGCTTAATTTCTTACAGCGGAAGGATAAGCTTATTAACGTATACGAATACTTAAAACCGTCTAACGATGCTTCCATCCACAGCTGTAAGATATGTGGCGCTGGTACTGAGGTAGATGTCTGCAGCTACTGTATGACACAGATTGAAGAGTTTATAGACTTTCAGTCCAGTGACGCCTTTAGCACACGCTTAACATCGGATAACTACGGTAGAGTACCGATGTTACTAAACAACTACCACGTACTTGAAGTAGGGGCGTATAGTGTAGAGTACAATAACGGGGTACTAACGTTTAACAGACGACGCAAAATAGTAGATGCAAAGCTACCATTTCGAGAATACCAAAAACAACTAGTCGCTTAAGGAGGCTTTAAGCTTCTTTATGTTACAATTAAACTTAATTTAGGAGGAAGAATGATTAAGATGTAAAACGAAACGCATTAAGGAACGTAGATAGGTAAGGTGAATAGTCTAACACAGTAAGAAAAGTAAAACGAAACGTAAAATAACAAGGAATAAAATCATGGCACAATTAACTCAAGAACAACTAATCGCAACATTCGGAGAAGAAGTAGGGAAACAAATGTTTGAACAAATGAATGCAAGTACTGGTGGCGCAACTACACCTTTCCCATTCGTTAAAAAGATTTCAGACATTGACTCAGAGCTTGGCGCTTGGGGTGAGCATGTTGTTGGTGCAGAGTATGAGAAAAACGAAACTGGTGAGCGTGTTCTTACAAGTAAAGGTACAAACTTAGGCAAGTCCTTTGACATTGTCATCGTTAATGTTGGTTACCACTACAGCCGTTGGAACGAAGATAAGCAAAGAACTGAGAGTTCTAACTACTTTACTGACCTAACGAAAGGTATTAAGTCAGCTGTAAATGTTTACTCAGGAGAGCCTTTACCGAAGTCCAAAGAAGCTAAACGCGCTGAAGGCTGGAAGATGGTTAAACAACTCGGAGTACTCGTTCGTAAAGATGCTAAGAGCGCATGGCAACCAGCAATCTATGAAGTCTCTGGAAAAACGTATTTCACATTCGGTGAGCTTACAGATAACAAACCGAATAAAGGATTGCTAGACGGTGTTTACACTTTAGTATTTGCGAAAGAGAAGAAAGGTTCTACAACGTATACAGTGATTGACACAGCGAAATCAAAACATGCTCCACTACCTGCTGACTTGTTTACTAACGATGAGACAAAAGAAATGATTAGTGATATCACAAAAAAGATGACTGAATACAGAGCTGCTAAACAGTACTCTGGAGACAGTGCTACAAGTGCGTCAGAAGCTACTGCACCAACTGAGGAAGACGACGTAGAATGGTAGCAGTTGTAGGTGATATACACCTAAACCTTAGGCGTTACCAGAAGTTTGAGCTAGACCGCATAAAGCGGTTGGCTAAACTCCTAGCAGAAAAATCATATACATCAGTTGTACTTGCTGGTGACCTATTTGATAAAGCACGCCCAACGCTTGAAGAACAAAAAGCAATGCAACACTTTATCAACACTATTGCTGACGTGTCTGATGTGTACATCATTTCAGGAAATCACGAAGCAGTAAACACTACTACACATAAAACGACATTTGATTACATTACATTGAGTAATTGTACGTACGTAACCTTTGAAGAACTTATACTAGAAGGGCATCCTGTTCTTTTAGCTGGTTGGTCACATAAAGGTAAGCTGAAGTATGGTACAGTTAAGTCAAAGGTCTGTGTATCACATATACGTTCTGCGTTACCGCCACACATAACCGCTGAAATGCAGATGGACTTTACTGATAAGTTCGACCTAGTACTCCTTGGCGATATCCACGATAAGTACTCCCCAAAAGATAATGTACATTACACGAATAGTCCTTATGCTATAAGCTTTAGCTCAGCATCACCGTCAGGCTCTTACATTGAGTTTGATCCTAAGACGTTAGATTGGCAATACGTAGACACTAGCTTACCACAAAAGGTTAAGCTAACGTGTGACGTTGATACTGCACTAAAAGTAGAGTACAATAAGGATTACCTATATAAGGTTATTGTTGAGGATACGATAGACAATTTACGGAAGTTACGGAAAGTAACAAATGTAGAGTTCGTTAAAGTTATTAAGAAATGCGTTGTAGAGGTGGAAGAGCAAGAGCCAGTAGATTTTGTGGAGCTTCTAGTACAAGGTGTAGTTAAAGAGTTACCAAAAGTAACAAAAACAAAAGTTAAACGAATTATAAAGGAGTTTACGTGAAGTCAGTTTCGACAACATTTTTAGAGGGGTTTGACATTACCCCACAGTATCGGCCTATCGGCACAGAACAGATTATTATAGGGCTACTATCAACACTCGCTAAGCACGGATACTTAGAAGAGGCAGTGGGTCTTATTGAGGAGAACACTGATTACGTGTTCACTGGGAGCTTAGCAGGAATATCAGAAGTAGCCAGTACAGACGTTATACCATTTCTCCATAAGGTGCCTATTGCGATTACAGTGTACTTACACTTACTGCCGTATCTCGACTCTACTGAGGAATACGTTCACGTACCGTACACGTACGAAAAAGATAAGCGACACATTATGACAGCAGTTGACCACTTGAATAGCTTAAACTTGCCGTTTAAGGTTTGTTTAATGTCACGTGGAACAGACCTATTAATCATTAACGCTACACAGAAGGATAAGATACTTGAGATAGTACAACCTCTCAACCTACCTATGCCAACGCTAGACAGGATAATGACGTCATTGATAGAGCATTAAAATGACTGTCTTATCTATTGACCAATCGTTATCGTGTAGCGGTGTAACTATATGGGAAGACGATAAGCTCCTGTATTTTACGTGCCTAAAGACGTCCCCAAAGCAGGACGTCTTGACTCGTATCATCGAAATCACAGAAAAGCTTAAAACGTTAATTGAGACGTATGACGTAAAGGGACTCGTCTTAGAGAGCTTACCCTTTGGTTTAAACTCTACGTCTGTACGTCCTCTAGCTGGTCTTCATATGTGCCTTCAGAAGCTTGTGTATGACACTGGTATAGAACTATTTGAGAGTCACGTAACGAAGACGAAGAAGCTTGCAACAGGGAAAGGTAATGCAAAGAAAGAGGATATGTTAAACGCACTGTTGTCCAGAGATAAGCGTACCTTTGATACTTTTGTTTCAGGGGGTTACAAGAAGACTACTGGGTTAACAGATTTAACAGATTCATATTTCCTATATAAGCTATACCAAAAGGAGAACACGTGACAGACATTATAGAGGCTAAACTAATTGTCCCAGAGCAAGACCTCTGGGTATCCGTTGAGCGAGCATACTGGAACGATACGTTTGAGAGTAAGACCTGGAACGATGCTTTGCAGATGACCCCCAGAGAACTACGCCCACCAGTTAGTGCTGTGAAGGTAGGGAGTATTGAAACAGTATACAGAAAAGGTGTTGTATGTAGGCCGTTAGACGCTTATGTTAATTTTGAAAACAAACCAATCTTGGTTGAAAAGGTATAAGATGATTACAAAAGAAATGTTAGAACTATATGCTTCAGGGAAGTCTATGAAGAAAATCTCGTCGGTTGTTGGGATAGGGCAGTACACGTTGCGTAGAATGTTTATCGCAGAAGGTTTGGCGATTAAGGTAAGAGATAGGAAGCTGTCACTAGAGGCCTACAATAATCGTCGTGCAGTTAGTCCAGAAGAGGTAACACAGAAATTTGAAGACGTGACATGTAAACCTATAGAGCAAAGCACCAAAAGTAACCCGAACGCTACGTCTAACCCACTTTACAGAAAGCTAGAAGTTACTGAGAAAGCTTTACAACGTGCTCGAGACGAGTTAAACTACCGCAGAGCGATTACCCGTAAAGAAGCGCGTAACGAAACTCTTGTTGACAAGGTTGAAAAGATTATTAGTGAGGCTGCTAATAACGTGTCAGTAGGCGATGTTACGATTGAGGTTGACATACCGCTAGACGTTCCTGAGCAAGGACTTATCGCAGTCTTTAGTGACGTACACGTTGGAGAAGTTGTTGGAGATGACGTTCCAGGGAATACATACGACTACGCTGTTATGAATAAGCGTGTCGATACTTTTATCTCGAAGGTACTACATTACCACAAACAATCTGAAATGCTCGTAATATGCGACTTGAAAGATATGTTGAAGGGGGTTATTCATGGTGGGATTTATGAAAGTGAGGGGAGTTTTATTGAGTCTATTACAGAGGCTATAAACGTTTACGTAAGAATGTATAAGACGTTCGCTAAACAGTATAAACAAGTTGTCGTTTTCAGTACTGGTAGTAACCATGATAGGGTACATGATAATATTGTAACAACCGATAAACATTTAGACTACGGACGTTTAATGGACAGTATGGTGATAAAGGTACTTGAAGCTGCTGGGATTAACAACGTTACCATTAACACGACTGATAATGGGTACCACATGTTCTCAGTAAACAAAGCAAACATCGTAGCGTTCCACGGGGACACTTTACGTACATATAAACCAACTAGTACAGTGTCAAGAAGTAAACTACAAGACACTTGCTTACAGCTATTTAACGCACCGTATAGGCATGCGATAAGTGGACATACACACGAGTACGTTGCATGCGGTAATCAGTTCAAGGGCCTAAGTATTGTTAATGGTACAATGGTTGGTAATACAAGTTATGGTTTACAGAGTGGCTATGCGGATATCTTAGCGTCTCAAACAATATGTTTTGTGGAAGAGGATGGGAGTATTGAGGACATAACGGCTGTTCAGTTTAATAACTAAACAGTCCGTTCGAAGGAGTAATAGGTTCTTATAACACGGTTCAACCAACCAAGCAAAAAGACCTTTTGAGTTCTATTCTTATTTACAATTTGGACGTACAGTTCAACTACCTCTAGAAGTAGGTGATACACAAACTCATTACTGTTACTTGTACAGAACTCATTAAGCGCATTTAAGGTTTGTGGTCCGAAGGATCCATCAATAGTTACGTGAAGAATTCGTTGAACTTTTTTAGTAATTTGCTTTTTGCCTATATTAACACTAAAGTTGAATAGTATCTTAGCAACCTCTCCATTACTAACTTCATCAAGGAGTAATTTGTCCCAGAATTGTTGTTTATAGAACTGTGCAACTAGGTCATCCAGACGTGGGTCGAAATGATTAACGTCAATGATAGACCAACCTTCCCATTTTGGGAAATACCTTCTAGAGATTCCTTTAAAGGTTTCTCCTCCAGAGTCTCTAGGGTCTTTGGAGTAGCCACCTTCATACTTTAGGAGCTCTTCCAACCCTTCGTGAAACGCATCCACTATAACCAACTTATAGCAAGTACGTCAGTGATTGTTGTACAGGCATCTATAGCGTCATCATAAGACCACTTTGTACTGAGCATCGTTTGGTAGTTAACACCAAGCTCGTCAATCATTGTAGCTACGTCTGTAGTTGCAGTCCCAGGGTGGACAGTATTGTAAAAGTCACGGATACCCATCGTTGTTAATCCTAGTTTCACGCTTAAGTCATACCCGTTTTTAAGAAGTTGTACCTTATCTATTATCGCATCCATAGTGATGCCGTTAGAGCACGTAAACCCTGCGCTAAGCTTTTTATTAAACGTATTTTTAATCTCTGTATGTTTATCCGCTTTGACTTCGTAAAGCGTACGTAAGTCTTTTAGGATAACTTGATTGTTATCCACGTCAACAAAGTTCGCGTTAGGCTCAACCGTGACGTCCTCCGTTATCTGTAGGTTAGGTGTAGGTACTACGGCATTAATAGCGTCGTCATACCAGCCTAATAGTTTCCCTGTTATATCTTCATAATGTGCATATCTCATATTTTTCCTTTTTCGTTTTATTTTCTAGTTACCTATTGCCGTCCAGAATACACCATCTGCAGCTGTACCAGAGCTACCCACGTAACACTGATACGAAAACCCCGAAGCACTTTTTGCGGAGACACGGCTAGCTGTAGCTCCACTACCATCAACACTTTCATCTACAGTAAGACTTACGTTGAATAGAGTGTTGAACGCTGTTGAAAATACCACGTCGCCGCCGTTACCAGCACTTCCAGCTGTACCATCACCAATGTATCCCCAACGCATAACAGTACCATTAGGGAACCATTGTTCACCATTTGTTGCGGAAATACCAGTAAAGTCTGATGTATCAGGTACTTTCTGCCACTCACCCCAAGTACCCGCGTGACCCTCTCTTATGTACGTAGTATTAATAATGTCTGTGTCAGACGTATCAGTAACCGTATAGCGTTGCACCACGTCAGTACCAGCATTAGGGGTTACTACTGATAGTACTGCAGTCCCTGTAGCGGTTGCTGGTGGATTAACAATGCTATCAGTGTAGTAGTGCAACCATGTGCCATTACTAGTATAGTCATTCAGGTTAGCACCAGCTGGAAGATTGCCGTGTGCCCTTATGGCCGCTACATTATCCAGCTCAGTAGGTAAGTCTGCTGTGTCTAGTTTATTAACGTTAAGCACACGTCCTTGGTTTGCACTCAAAGACGACGTTGTACTCGTACTCGTTAGGTTATCTACAGGCGTCGCTGCACCTATTACTATTTTATCTCCAGTAGCCATTCTACAACTCCTCTATAAGTAGTTTTGTGTTTTCAATATACATCTTGTATAATTTTCCTGTTACGCTGTCTTTATATGTAGTCCCAGTGTTTACATCCTGAGCCTTTTCAGCTTTACGAAATTCCGTTTTAACTTCTGATGGGCTAAATAGTAAAGAGTTGCTCCCTAAAATAAAGCCTAACGATTGATAAGCGACTGTTGGGCGTGTTGTCGTAGCACTTGAAACACCATCACTAAACACCTCATCCCCCACGTTGCCTACAACAGTAACTGATACGACACCTCGCGTAATGATATCCGTAATATCTCCCGTACTACTAGACACTGTACAAATACCTACAACGTTTCCTCCAGAGTACTTCGAAACTTCTGGGTAGCTACCATAAGAAGTAACTTCAAGTAAGTCTCCAGCAATAACGTTCTCAAGAAGTTTTACTTTCATTGTGATGTACTGATGGCGTTCGTCTAGCACTTCCTTTGTGTAGTAGCTTAAGGAGCCATTTGGACTAATGATACCGTGATTTACAGAGACTAAAGACGTAGTCACAATAGCGTCTTTTACGTTGACTGTTGTTGTATCCGCTGTACTGTTATAGCTAGACGATACGACCTCAGATAGGCTATACGAACCTGTAACGTTCACCTTCACTTTTCTTGTAGGTAGGAATATGTCAGTCGTGTTGCCAGAGGTTTTAAACGTTTTACTGTCGATGTACGTAAACGTAACAGCTGATAAAGACCACTCACTTGAGTACTGACTAGCCGTAGCTTTTAAAGTTCCATCTTCGTTGAGGGAAATATCTAAACGTTGGTCTAGTGTTAACTTTGAACCACGTGAGTTGATTACTTCTTTAGTAACGCTTGACGTCTCTTCATCAGTGACCCATCCAGCAAGGCCTAAAGAGGTGTCTCCTGAAAACTTGTAGAGCTTCCCTGTAAAGCCTGTCGCTGTCTGTGTCCCTTTATCAATCCTCCAACAGGTCTGCCCTGTTGTTGGAGAAGGTGGGAATGACGTCCCGCTAAACGAACTTTTTAACGCTGCGTAGTTATCATTATGCCTAGCAACATCGTCGAGCATCCTATTTGTCTCAAATAATGTGTGAAACGTTTGACTCATTAAATCTCCTTTTAAAGTTCTTCAAGCACTAGCGCACCGTTATCAATGTACAACTTGTAGTTTACACCTGTTGTAGCATCAGTGTAGATGGTATCCGTTGAGCTGGTTTGCGTAGTCTTCGCAATATCAGCTCCGTGGAGCCCATCTACTGTATCGGAGTCTAGCCCGCTACCATGACCATCAATAAGCTTTATTTTACCAAGTAGATCTGCCGCTGGGAGTCCTGCAACAAGTTGCGATGGTGTGCTTGGCCGTATGTAGTTATCACTATCAGTGTTAACTTGTGTCATAATAAAGCCAATAGTGCTATTAGTATTATCATATTCACTGCGGAATAGCCTAGCGTTAATATCACCAGAGGCGTTACGTACTGCTACCGTGTTCGCAGTAGATGCCTGACTTGAGTTGTACCCATCAAGCTTATCTGAATCGGACGCTTTATCTGCGATACCTAGGTACTTATCCGCTAGCTTAACCCCTGCTTCAAGTAATCCTCCTTTAGCGTCTAACGTTTTGTTATTAGTGCTTATATCAATAGCTAAAACGTGCCCGTCTGTCTCGTATATTTGGAGCTTGTCATCAGAGCCTATTTCGAGTGATCCCACACCAGCTGCCCCACTTCTTATATAGGACCAACCACCACTATGCGCGTCAGCATCCTTATGGATTTCTCCCCAGTATAGGCCGTGATACGCCCCAGCCGACCATAGGTAAGAGCCAGTAAGTGTATCATCTATGTCGCTTCTAGCGAAGTTGCTTGCACCTACAGAACCTAACCTATCAGAGTTATACGCTGTGTCCCCGTAGTTCATTAAAAGTTTCCAGCCGTACCAAGTACCGTTATAGTACGTTCTATGGTACACTCTACGATACGTCCCGTACACAGTGTACACTTGGTACACCATACTTCCATCACCAGTAACCTGTAACATTCCTGCTAAGTTTTCAGGGTAGTTGGTACCATTGCTAGCTTGCGCAGAAGAATTTTGGTGGTAGATACCTGGAGCCACATAAACGTTTAAGTCTATTGCATCAGGGATATCCCCTTTATAGAGCAAACCTTTATTGATACTTTCAACGTCTATCCTAGCTTCCCCGTTGAAGTCTAGTGAACGACCCTTCAATGTAGCACGTTCTACTGTATACCCACTATTCCAGTTACCGTGCGCGCTATCGGGATTACTGACTTCTAGCCCACCTTCAGCATTGAGATAAACCTTTTCATACGTTTGCCCAGCGACTTTACCTTGAGACTCCCCAGCATTTAATACTAATTGAGTTCCTGTACGGTTCGTAATTTGGTCTGTTCTAACATTTCCATCAACGTACGCGTGACGAGCAACAATGATGTCACCACTAGAGTTCTTGCTTTGGAAGCTACTGTTAATGTAGTCTTGTGAGTAGTAGCTTAACGCTCCGCCAGACGAATCTTTAAACGGGCTGATAATAGAGTGTTCAACAGACACTAAAGAGTTCCCGATAATAGCATCTTTTAACACCACTGTTGTAGTAGCACCGTCATACGAACTACTAACGACTTCTGTAAAACCTACTGAGTCACTATTTACTTTCACACGTCGTTCTGCTAGATAAATGTCTGACGTGTTGCCTGACGTGGTAAATGATGTACTAGTTACTTTTGTAAAGGTAACATCAGGCAGCACCCATTCAGACCCCATATTAGCTAATGGGCGGAGTGTTCCATCTTCGTTTAGAGATACGTCAAGCCTTTCGTCTAACGTCAGCTTTGTCCCTCTAGCACGAACTACTTCATCTTGTACGAAGCCAGTAGCTTCACTATCAACCCAACCGCCATCGCCAAGCGAGGTGTCCCCAGTGTACGTGTACTTCTTACCTGTTGTACCGTTTGCAGTAGTTGTTCCACGGTCTGTTCTCCAACACTCTTGACCTACCATTGGGCTTGCTGGAAACGATGTCCCGCTAAACGAACTTTTTAACGCTGCGTAGTTATCGTTATGTCTAGCAACATCGTCATATACAGTGTTAGTTGTTGTTAAAACATGAAACGCTTGGCTCATTAAATCTCCTTTTATTCTTCTTTATACACACCGTTTGGCGTTTATGTTAATTATTGACAAACCTTCTCTGAACGTTTAAGATTAATAATACACTCTAGCATTGAGCTTATAACTTCAGTATCAGTAGTTCTGTTGAAGTCACAGTGAGCTTTTGGTACAACACACTTAACAGGAACTCTTACCTCGTAGGGTTTATCAACGTATCTAATTTCTGGCTCACAGGTTCCTATACAGCAACCGCTAAAGGTCATCAGGATTAATGTTACGTACAGCGTTGAGAGTATCTTTAATCTGTTTGCAGTCATTTGATTTTACCTTTATAATTTTATGGATAACCTTATACTTAACTTTTGGTGGTCTTTTCTTCCACTTACTGAGTTCGTTGAGCGCAGTATCACGCTCTTGTTGTACCTTAAATATAGCGTTATTCTGTGTGATAACAGCAGCCTTACACTGACGTGCTGCTGACTGTGCTTGTGTGAGCTCAACCTTAGCACGAAGTAAGTTGCTTTCTAAGGTCTTGTTACGGGTCGTTAAGGTGTGGATATAAACGTACAGCCCAACAATGAAGGCTATCGTGATCGTGGCAATAATACCATCTTTAGTAACACTTGGCATCTACTCTCCTCTACTCTTGAAGCAATGGCTACTCTGTATCTTTTTAAGATATTACGTAACCACTTATGTTTTCCAGTACGACCTATATGGCTGGAAACCGTCTCATCTTGTGAGCCATTTAACCATACTACATTTAGCAGTTGGTATAAGACTAATAAAGTCTCATCCATCTACTCCCTTTTTTCGCATCTCTTTCAAACTTAGCATATAGTTCATCTAAGTTTTTACTGTTCTGCTCACAAGTATATTCTTTATACTTATTTAGGTTTGTACCAAATGTCTCTACCACTTTAGCTTCAATGATAGGTTCAAACTTACTTCCATATTTCTTAACTACTAATGGGTCTATTTGGTTAATGAAGTATTTAGCATACTGCATCTTAATCTTACCATCGATATATTTTGAATTACTTTTGGCTACTCTTTGCCTTTTTGTTCCACATATAATACAGCTCTATTAAGGAGAGTTTGAATCTCCTTGTCTTCTATATACTTTTTAATTGCAAGTAATACTATTGAGCCAGATAATCCTACTACCAAGCTATTATCTTGGTAGATTAATTCTTGTGTTGTTGTTTCCATTTTTAACATTTGTATTTTATAACCAATGCGCTACGGTATTAGTTTTATATTTCGAAAATCATCACTAGCTGTTGATATATTTAAATCACTAGAATCAGGAGAAAACACAATGTACCCTGAACTTGTAGCAACTTTATTTAAATCAGAAGTTCTCATGTGCATGTAGCTAACGCAGAAGTTAGATGAATCACCGCTGTATCCGCTTGTTATTTGGTAGGTGTTTCCAATAACTAAAGGGACATCTATTACTGAAGAACCATCTGTGCTACTTATAGGTATTGCATAATTGCTGTCGTATCCTTTTCTTATTTGGCAACAAGATATTTTACACGATGCTACACCTATCTCGTGCGTCCTATCAATAATTTCTGTCATTGAGTTTGATATTGAAACTATGTGTCTTCCAGTATTTATCAAATATATTCCATGTGTTGTGTCGTCATTTAAGTCATAAGCAGCCGATGGAATAATTTTCGACATTCCTCCAATACCAATTCTTATGTATCCATTATTTACAGTTGTTTCAAGGCAACTCAATACTGTGTTTTCAATATCACATTTTCCATTTTGACCTATTTTAAAAACAGTTGGTTTAGCGTTATTTAGTGTTATCTTTGTCACAAGACCTACATCCGTTCTGTTCCCACTAATTATTACGTTGTCAGTTGATACGTTATCAAGTATTAGCGACATATTAAAATCAGTGTTCTCATATATTGACGTGTCAGAAACTGAGTAATTGGGCAATTCAAAATATGACATCTTTAGAGTAAACATGTTCACATTTGAGTTAAGTATTGATATATTTAATGGAGCCTTATATGTGTCGACTCCATCAGCTGCATATAGAAAAGGATACATTCCAATAGTACTATCGTCTATCTTAATATTTTCAGCGAATATAGAATTGAACCTTACATTGTTGATTAGGTTTTTATCAAGTATTACATCTGAATATTGGTTTGTTCCATCTGCGTAAACTAAAAAGAATTTATCGTAAGTGAAATCAGCTGAAGTCAATGTAGTGTCTTTACCAATAACGCTAAGACCATTTACATATAGGTTTCCATCCATAAAACCTCCTCCGCAGTCATTTCTTGTTGATATAAATAGGCTTCTTCCTCCTGTAATATCTTGCTGTCTTAATACCAGTCTATTATTATTTGCAACCACATCACCTATGCAAGATAGTGTTATTGCAGCAGCACCTATTGAACAATTTTCTACAAGAAGCCTCTCATATAGAACTTCGTGAAAATCAATCCTTGATAAACTTGAATCCATAAACGTGATGTCTCTATTTTGTCTGTTACCAGTAGCACCCCATCCAATTCCGTCACAAAATGCACCTTCTACTGTGACCTTCATGCTTGAATCAAATCTTGTTAAATACCCATATGAAGCATCACTGTTGTCTATTGGAAGCCCAATTACATCTTCAATTTTTACATTATACGCATTACTAACTCGTATTCTGTCACCATTGAATAGTGCGAAGTTGTCGTCTCTTTCAAAATAGGTACTTTCGACTATGGTGTCATTTCTTTGTATGTCAAATAATATTCCTCCAAGCAGTGAGCTGAGATTTTTTTCAGATATACTAAAACCTTTAATCTTCAATATTCTTCCGCTGCTTTTTAAGACTCTTAATTTTGATACATTTGTCAAATCCATAATTAAAGGTTTTATTAAAAGACCCTTGTTTGTAATTAAGTTATACTCTGTATAGTTTACATTCGCTCCCCTATATGTATATATTGGTGTATTTGTTTCAACCTGAATATAGCTATTTTTCAGACTAGGCTCATCAGATAAAGTGTCTATGTAGCTACTATTTTTACTTATAGTAGCCGATGCTTGTAACTTGTCAAATATCGCATCTCCTGAAATATACTCTGTTACAGTATTTCCGGTAATTTTAAAGTTTCCTGACCACCCATCAACAACTATATTTGCATTACTGTAGTCACAATCTGTCTCAATATTTACAACGGAAGTTCCAGTAAGCAGTATATCTCCAGATGCAAACACTTTTAAATTATTAGAATTTGCATAGTCGTGACACTTCTTTATGCTTAAATCATCTACACCAAACCACTTAGTAAGTACATCCCCACTAAAATCTCTTCTATACCCGTTAAACCATATACCACCATCATCCGCTTCAGGATTCTCTGAAAGTGTAAATGAACCACCCCTTAATTCGTCATCCCAGAACACACGCTTTGGCTTCGTCTTACCATCCGTTCCAAGAGCCATTAACTCCGCTTCAGAACTTACAATCTTAGCATTAATAGTTGCTGCGTCAACTTCGTCCCACGTACTCTCTAACATCTTTGTACTCATATTTATTCCTTTATTTTCCAGGCTTCGTTGCTAAGTTACCTATCCCAAGTAAGCTCAACGCACCTATTGTAGTCCCAACTATACCGTTGATTCCATCTATGTTCATACCAAGCCAAACGCTTCCGAAAGCCATTAGTGTAACAGCAACTATAAACCAGAAGCTAAACCACAATAACCTTTGACGGCTCTTTTCTTTTTCATTCATAAGTGTTTCCTTACTTCTTATCGTGCTGCATAAAGCCGAGCCAGTGCTCAAACCTTGTAAGTTCTTTTGAATTTGTGTCAAGTAGAACTGTATGCTTTGTCATTGTACTATTAATACTATTTATACTTCCAGCGGTGTAGCTTCCGAACCCTATAATGTAAACTATAATAAATCCTGCTATCCATTTTATTGTGCTAGGAGATAAGAAGCTTCTTTGGTGCTCTTCAAGTGTATCTACTTTACCCGCCATTGTGGAAACACTATTGACGAGTCTATCAATGTCCTCTGTAAGATGTGTTAAGTCCCTGTTGAGGAGTCTAACGCTGTTACAACCAACTTCAGAGTCTTGCGTATTTTCAAGCTTATCAATTCGTTCGTGTACTCGTTTAAATGACTCAGACAAGTTTCTATCTAAGTCGTCTAAGCGGGTACTGAAAACAGCTTGCTTAGAAAGAAACCTTGAGATTTCTTCGAGCCTCTGGTTGGTAACAGCTTGTGTTTCGACGAGCTGTTCAACGGAGGCGACTAAAGTTCGTATTGTGTTATCGTGCTCATCCAACCGCTTATCGTGGCGTTGAATGAGATTCTTTTGTGTATCGTCTGTCATGTCGTTAGGTTTCCATTACACTACTGCACCAGTAGCAGCAACCCAGTCAGATCCATTCCACCAAATTGGTTTTCCGAGTGTTGTACCGAATACTTGTGAATACTTGTCAAAGTTGTTTACAGTTAATGATGGTCTATTTGATGTAGTACATCCATAATTAGTTGTATATATCCATTTGTACCCGTCCCAAGTTGCAGTCGTGCCGATATCATAAGAAGTTACAGTTGTCCCTATATTTGTGTTAGTTGTCGGTGAATTTGGTAGTGGCATTCTAGGGGATAAATAATGTTTGTTTGTTGTTGCTTTTTGTACAAACACATTTGCACCAGTAACGTCAGTGACAATCTCTTTTGACTTTCCTGCAACCTCGGCATACGCTTGCTTTTCTGTTGTTGTAATTACTGGCATATTTTTCCTTTATAAATTAAGTTATTCACCTAGACTACGCAAACAGTGCCTAGCTTGAAGTTTTCGTAATAGGTAGCACAGCCATTTATGCTTACCTGTGCGTCCGATGTAGCTTGAGATTGTCTCGTCTTGCGAAGTGTTGAACAATAGTACACCGAGCCATTGATCGGTCGCTAAGAGTAGCCTGTACCAACGTGGATAACTCTTAACGTCGCGTTCAAATTTCGCTACGAGTTCGGTTTGTTGTTCCTTTGTGCGTTTCATTTAGAGTTCCTTTACTGGTTGGTATTCAGGTGTCGTGTGGCTTGTTTTAGAAGTTCTGGTCGAAAGTACCGTTAAACTTCCACTAGCTCTGCTAAGTCAACGTTAACGTTTCGTTCAAAAACTGTACCATCACTGTATGTTTTACTTTGTGCTTCTTCTATACTCAAATAGTTCTCATTATTTGTTTGTTCATCACCCCTGCCGTAGTAAATGACTTTATCGGTGTATTCGGAGAACATAACATTATCTCTAGTTATTGTATTAATAGGTTGGTATGTGTATCTAGAGTCAAGTGCAAATAACATAAATTGTACACCCTTGTTCGTAGTTGCTGTTGGATGCATAGTTCTTTGTCCATTCATAAACATAATATTCTTCTCTGTTATCATCCCATCCATTACACCGTTGAAGTTACTTTGTATCATGACACCCCCACTATCACATTTGAACATTACATTATTTGCGATGCTTGGACTATATGGTTGGTCTGTCCTTTGGTTATTTTGAATAGCGTACCCAATATTTCCACCAGACTTAGTGTCTAAGTCAGAGTCTTTAGTTTTATAGAAAATGTTGTACTCTACTGTTGTAGTACCAGTTAGTTGCACATTTTTAACTTTATAGAGTAAGTTATTATTAAAAGATACATTATTAACAAGAGCTTCTATAGAGTATGAACCACCATAATCTAGCCAATCAGCCATTGTTAAAATATTTTTAGTAATATTTATTGCTATATTGTCTTCTACTTTTAGTCCATCTGCTTTAGTTACCAAGATATTTGCATGTTTAAAATCTTTGAAAGTATTATTTATAATTGATATATTTCCAACGGCATCATCTGGAATAACTACATAGAGACCCTCGAAGCCGTAACAAGTATGGGATGTTGCATGGTATCTGCTACTATCAGGTTCTTTAGCATTCATAATATTATTATAAAAGCTAAAATTTACCCCAGAATATATAACCGACCTGTTAGACTTTTCACCCAAAGTACAGTTATGAATAGATACGTTACTGATAGTTGAGTATTGTAGCTGAATATTCGAGTCTCTATTGTGCCCTATTTCAAGATAAGAAATATTAAGACTTCTAGTGTTCGCTGCAAATCTAAACCAGCTAAGATGCTGTGCAAACTGTATATCAATGAAAGCTACAGGGTCAGTATTAACATACAATCTACCTGCTCCTGAGTCATGATACCATTTTGCGCCATCTTCTGTTAAGAGGCCAGATAGGGTACTTGAAGCTATTCCCCATATACCATTTAGCATCAACCCAGAAATTTTATTATTTGGAGCGTACATATCTTCTGAATACCATGTCCCATCCCCATTATCAGTCCATGTCAGAGCTGCTGGTGCAAGACTCGTAAACTTAGGTAAGTTCCCCACACCCCAACAGCTTATTACCATCGGGTTATCGACTGTACCAATAGCATCTTTTGAGTATCCTGTATAGTTTTCAAACCCATTTGAAGCATCCCAGATATCTCCACGTTTAAACAATACACCAGTACCTGCTGGACTATCCCTAAGAATTGTTAATGCTGCAATTACAGTCTTCTTAGCTGTCGCAGGAGTTAGTCCATCATTATTGTCATTACCAGTACTTGAACTAAAGTAATACTTTGTCCCAGTAATTAAATGTTCGCTGTTGCTCCATCCATCATCCTGTGTTGCACCATAATCGCTAAACGCTTTCTCCCAAGGTGTATTATACTTATCCATTGCGTAAGCACGTTTGAATAGCTCTAGTGTCTTCGTTGAAATGTTCGCTTCAAGAGCTGGTGAGTATTGGTTTAATACCTTCTCGTAACTTTGTCTCTCTTTTGTTGTAAATAATGGCATTAAACCACTCCTTCATTATTATTAATATCTACTACTAGACGACCATTTGAATCAAACACAGCGTCTAGGAAACATGTGTCAGGCAACGCTAAGATTTCCTCATTAGTGTATGCAACACCATTCTCATCAGTCCACGTATCCTCAGTAATCGTTGTATATACTTTTGCCCACGAGCCTTGAACACATATTTTACCGTTCTGTAAGCGGTTTCCATTCTCATCTACGTAGAATAAACCGTACTCATTATAGTAGTAACGCCCAAAGCCAAGCTGGTCGTTAGACCCATGCAGAACGGACTGCAATAAGCTAAACTCGCTAAGTTCTAAAGCCCCTTCTGGCGGGACTAACCCCCAAAGCTTAAGCATAACTTATAACTTTATTTCAGCTAACGTTGTGTCTTGTGCTGCTTTAAAGTACATCGTAACTCCAGCAGGGACGTTTAACTTCTCCCCTTTACGGAGGATGCCCCACTCAGGTTCAGTGTTATCTGTTTGGTATTGAATAACACCAACCTTATTCGCACATAAAAGTGTATCTGTTGTTGGTGTGAAAGCTTCCTCCACACCTCTTGTAATTGTAATCATGTTGTTATCCTCTAAAAGTAAAGTTTAATACCCTTGAATTCTAATGTCAAAGGTTCCTGTTGTAAGTGCTACAGACGTATCGTAAGACTCAATCGTAAAGCCACTTGTTGTGATGTCTTTTATCGTTGCCATAATACCACTATCTTTACTGACTGGTGATATGAGTGGCGGTTGGTAAAAGTATAGACCTAAGTCACTAAACGATATCGTTTCACTATTCGTTATTAACCTATTGTTCAACGTATGGTCTATATCTGGAACGTCAAGTAACGCTTTAAAGTCGTTTATTGTACTGATTGTATGGGCCTTAACCCCTACAAACGTGTACTTAAACTTGATGTATCTAAAGCTTTCATCCACTAGCCCAAGGTACTCTGTCCATGTACTATATGTGATATCGTCATCACTGATAGCATAATAAAAGCGCAACCCTGCTTCTGCTGGAATTTCCTGGTAAGTTGCCGTTGGGTAGCTCGTATATGTCCTGTCAGGGTACGTTTGATACGTCGCACCAACAGCTAAAGTTGTGTATTTAGCAAACATTCTAATTTTAGTTACACCTACTTTAAACGTATCTATCGAGCAGCTTTCAAATGTAGATTCTTCAGCGTAATGCCAACCTTGTATATCGTCATACGTTGTGCCACTAGCTTGAAGGTCGTCATAAGTTACTGAGCTAAACGGCACGTAGCCTTTTCCTGGAATAAACCATAGTCCTGTCGTAACACCACATGGAGGAGTATCAACGTCAAGACCGTCATACGTGTATATTAAGTTCTTGTAGTTATCTATATCAGTAACTGTAAAGTAAACGTATGTGTCCTCTTCTGAAGTAACACCAGAGGCATCGATAGCCTTAATCATAAAGCGATACGTTTCATTCATATCAGGAGACCACTCGAACGTCTCAACATTACCAACCGTTCCAAGCTGGAATCCAGAGTCCCACGTTACACCTGAACGTATCTCGTACTTTATAGTATCTTTAGATATAGATTTCACCCAACGGAAACGTAATATGTCCCCATACTGTTTGACTGTAAAGTTCGTTGGAGGTTCAGGTGGAGCAAACCTGCCAAGTAGCGTAATACTTGCTTCTTGCTCATTCCCAAAAGTATCCTCAACACGTACGTTGTAAGTTGCAGGAGCATTAACATTTGTGATTGTTACTCTTGAGTCATGGCTCGTTGTATATAAGTCACCATCTACGTAGACTTTATAAGATAACGCTGAACCACGCCAAGAAGCTTTAATCGCAGACACTACAGTGCTTCCAGAGTACGTGATGTCCTCTGATAGAGATAATCCTGTGATATTAAACTTTGATAGGCTCTCAGGTTGAACTTCATGTGAGTCATCATACACTGAGTCAACGTACTCAATACAAGTAATCTTACTTCGTTGATCCATTGTTTGTGTAATCGTTACAATACGCATTAATTTCGTTACTAGATCTACTTCACCAAAAGAGTAAACGTCATACTTTGTAGGGTACTCACTAGGAATATCGAGTAGCGTTAATGTATCAGTAGTACCTCTAGCGTACTCTACCTCTAGAGCTAAGATTTCATCGGTGTCACTGTAACGCACTTCTATAAAGTACCGTTTATCAGCTTCCATCTCTACTTCACGGTCTAGAGTTACCGTACCGTTTCCAGCAGTAACAATCCTACCACTTGTCCCAATACCAGGAACGTCATGTGCCACTTTTACAATATCGCCAACTCTACATACAACAGCCTCGGTATCAACTTCAAACGATTGTGTAATTGTTAAGTAACGGTTACTATTAAGCGTATACTTAGCGTATCGTACAGCCATATCTTTATTCGTACACCCGACGTAATTTATGGCAGTCTCGTTAAGCTGTTGTGAGGTCTCGTAAGACTCAGATGAAACTTCTAAGATTTGAGGAGCCCAATTAACGGTCTCGTCATAGTAGGTAATACTTAACTTATTTGCTCTGTCTTGCAAAGGTAAAAAGCTTTCAGTAAAGCTGTCCTTTGCGATATTACCCATAGTGAAAAGAAAACCTTGAACAGGTAAGAGGTTAGGTTTATCAATTACTACACCCCACTTACTACCAAACTGTAAAACATTTCCTCGTCCAAGGGTTCCGACCATATTAAGTACTTGGCGTACTGTGTAGTGTTTATCTACGTATAAGTTACACGTGTACCCTTCAGCGTTACAGTAGTCTCCCCATTCAGAGAATTGTTGGAGCTCAGTTGTAGATAATGTTTGACCGCTTCGTTCTAGGATATCAATACAAACGTCAGACGGATTGCTTATGTCGTTACTTGCAACAACCGTTATACGAGGTGCTGAACCACTAAGTTGGTCCGTTGCTAAAATCCTGACCCCTAGTAATGCCGTATTAGGATATGTAAAGTCATCTGTAATAGTTTCTTGTAAGTACTCATACGTTAATATACTACTGTACAACGAACCACTTGGGGGAACTTCTAAGAACTTTACGCGTGTGTTATATTGCCCTGCTGGAAGACCCTTTACAGAGAATGACTTACGAAGCGCTGAACGTTCATTTGAAGTAATTGTAGCGTAATCTACAATCATTGTACCACACTCTGTATACCAATCGGCGTACCGAGGTTTATGTACGCTAGCGTACTCGTCAAAGTACTTCTTCTCATGGTGAGGTACACAATTTTGAGGTAGCCTCTCTGCTATCTCTGTTAGTCCATTACCTAGTGTAATATCGTCGTAGAAGACATCAGACCACTTACTTGTACCGTACCAAACACACCACATAGCGTCATTAATATCGGTAAACTTTAAGTATGTTTTACGGCCAACTTTTACCCAGTAACCCTTTACGTTATCTTCATCAATAACTGTGGTACGTCCTAACGGGATCCACTGACCTTCGTACTCATACTCTACCTGTACTTTTACAGTGTTGTTAACAAGGTTACCGCTCCCATCTATGGCCCAAATACCATTAGGCGCCACGAGTCCAACACTTAAACCACTAACTGTATTACCTGTAGTTTGTGCGTAGACCCAAGTTTCAGCATCATCATTAATTAGTCGGTTAACAGGAGCGTCTGATGTTACGTCATCAAATATCCCAATGATACTTTGTTTATTCGTACCTGGGCGTGTATAAATACCTACGTCAGAATAGTTACTTAAAGGTGACCCGTTAATCTCTATTGTTGACGTGTCAATATCAGTTTCTCCATCAGCAACTGCATAAAGGATATTTAAGTACTGCTTATCGTCAACTGTTTCAATATACTGCGATACCTGTGGTGGAGCGACTCTCATTTTCCCATAAATAACAGGGACAGGGTCACCCTCTTTAATCTGGTTAGTCAGTACGTTCCAAGAATACGTTGGACTATCGTTTAAGTTATTCAAAAGGTCTGTGTCAAAACTCTGTGGAGGCTTTCCAACTAGCGTATTAACTAAGTTACCACCAGCGTACATAATACCAATCTGTAAAGCACTATCCATAAGTGCGCCATACGTACCAGCAAAACTAGCAGACATCAGCCCACCGTTAACCATACCTCCGAGGATAGCGCCAGACATATAAGGAGCCGCAACTACAACTGCTATCATAGCGACTGCTGTGATAACTCCTTTCGTACCTTCGCTATCCCCTCCGAGCGGAGTCAAAGAGATCGCTATAATATCTGTTTCACCAATGTCAAACGGCTCCGTCTGAATAACTTGGTTACGTGCGATAGTTACCTCATACAGCTCAGTATCAATATCTAGCTGCTCTAGGAGTTCTACAGACGTGCGGGCAGATACTTCTTTTGTAGTTCTGTTTAGCGGGTCTAAAATGTTGTTATATGTTAGTAGCCTTGCCATATCTGTAGTATCCTTTTATGTAATGTTTGTACTCGTCAATCTTAACGATATGTGAACCTATCTGCTTTAAGGTATGTAGCATCTTCCCATCACCAAGGTAAATACCAAAGTGTTGAATTACCTCTGGGTGTCGTGAATCGTGTGCCATAGCGATAACGTCAAACGGCTCTAATTCAGGAACCTTTAACCAACTACTAGACGTTTCCGCTAAGAACTCTGTCTCAATGTTACGTGAAGCGAAAGCACTAGACGTTGCTTTATGTAATGTAATACCTAATTTCTCTTTATATACTAAACGTACTAAGCCGTAGCAGTCAGTCCCTGTAACACTATCCCCACGATTCTTAAAAGGAATTCCTATGTAGTTATACAAGAAGGAGTCCTCTACCAGCTACACCAGGGAAGCCACCAAATCGCGGGGAGTTATCGAGTAAGCGACACGTTGTAAGTGTCTTATCACAATACGTTGCAGTACCGCTATACCCACACTTTTCGCCTTTGAACTGCCAAGCACAAAATGTTTTAAGTATTTTACGGGGCGGGAATTGTCTATTATACGGGCTCTTTGCACTAAGTCTAAACGTTGCCCAAGTAGCATCTGTGGAGGGTTGACTTAGTAGCGCTTCCTGTTCAGTAATTGGTTCAGGGTTTCCTAAGTCATTACTATTTACGACGCGGATAACACACGTTATTTCATTTCCATCAATACCGTTTTGCTTTAAATACAAATCGTATCGGTGTAAGTACTGCTCAATAGCTCTATTTACGTTTGAAATTTTAACTGTCCACGTTGGTACAGAGCCATCAGTACCTTGGTTAATATCCTCTAACTCAAAAGGGAACTGCTGCCATACATTACCGTTCCACGTAATGTCCTCAGTGTTGTTTACTAAGCGTATAGTATCCGTAGCGGGGATGTCTATCTCCAGTAGTACGAGGAATACTGCGGCAGTAACGATTGCATTTTTATCGTGTATCGTTTGACTACTAGGCATTATACTTCCTCAAGTTCTACTGAAGTACTTACAGTATTTGTAGTTGCGTAGTCTTTAGGCAGAGACTCCTGAGACATAATACACGTGTATTGAACTCCTGTCATAGGCTCTGTAAAAGTGAACGACTGTCCCTGCGCTGCAAGGAAGAAACTGCGTAAAGTATCAAATTCATCAAACGAGATATTATTGTACTTTAATGAGAACTTCTCACGGGCTTTAGTAGTTCTTCTTCTAACTTTTGTGTAGTTACCGTCAGACTCAGACTTTATCAACGGGATATACGTCTCCGTTGATGAGCCTAAACTAGGTATTGGTGTAGTTGGATATTCCATTTATTGTCCTCTTATTGCTGTTCGTAAGCCACCCCTATTAGTAGCCAACGCATCGAGGACGACAGAGATAATCATGCCGTCCATTCCTTTTTGTATCTTACTATCTTTTACCTGCATCTTCTGACCAGACTCATTTATGATTTCAATCTTAACGTTCTGTGTACCAGTTGTTTTAACCCCTAAGTCTCCATCAGCTGTACGTGTAAGCGGAACGATAGCTTCTGGCGAACCGCCATTCTTTTCCCCCATAATACCTAAATTAGGTATACCCCCAGTTGCGAAGGCAAACGCTGTAGGCTTATCCACAATAGTGTTCCGATACGCAGAAAGTCCCTCAGTGTTAAATACGTTACCTTTAGCGGATACTGTTGCTCCTCCAAAGATACCGCCAAATACTCCTGGTAAAGACTCCGTAAACGGTTGTGTTGCTGTAACTTTAACCATTTGCATATAAATATCATGAAGAACTTGTGACGCTAACTTCTGAAAGTTTAAGAAGTCTTGGCTAGCGTAGTCTAAAAAGTTCTCAAACCCTGATTCTAAAGACGCTGTGATATGGTTTAAGATGTTTTCAATTTCCAAATAACCACGTTTCTCGTAGTCTTGCTGATCTGCTACAAGCTCCTTACGGATTGCGATATTCAACCTATCCTGTTCCGCTTTACGGTCCTCTAGATTTTTTATTTGTTCAGTAGCTTTAAGCTGTTGCATAAGGAAGTTGATAGTCTCTGCATGTTGGGACCGTTTAGTTTGGAACGCGTTGTTTCTTTGTGTGTCCAACTCTGCTAACGTGTATTGTAACTTATACTTATCAAGTAAATCTTTACGTTCCTCTTTACTCTTTGCTTTTGTGTACGCTACGGACTCTTTTGCCATTTGCTGAGTTAACGCGTCTAAGCGAAGCTGCTTATCCTTACTATCAACAATCTCGTTAATATAGTCGTACTGCTTAGCGAGAGCAGCAAGATTAGCCACATGAATAGCAGATTCCCTCTGCCCTACGGACTCCATACTCGCTTGTGCTTTATCCTGAACCTCTAGCGTTTTAAGTTTACTATCACGAAGTTTATTCTCTGTTATAATTTGCTTTTGGAGCGCCGCATTACGATCACCCTCAAGTTCAAGTAAAGCAGAGTATGCTGTAATCTGGTCTTGTATTATTGCGAGTTTCTTACCTTTCTCGTACTTAGTAAGTTCAGGGTCATGCTCTGTCTCAGCTTTTATCTTGTAAAGATTAACTAAAGAGTTTGCAGCATCCTTAACACCAACACCGTCAAACGATACTTTTTGGTTGTCTTTTATATATTCCCGTTGCTTCTTTATTAGCGTATCAATGTAAGTGACTTGTTGCTTATTCGCGTTAAGTTGCTTATCCCCTACCATTTTACTAATCGTATCCTGGATTGCCCTAACTGTATCTAGTTGAGAACGATCAACGAACGCAAAGTTTTTCACATTTGTCTTAGTCATCGCTGACCTGACACCATCTAGTTGCGACTGGAGTAGCGCTAAATTAGTACGCATCTTATCTAGGGACTTTTGGTATGTATCTGCCGCTGGCTTATTTCCAGCCTCTTGCGCAGCTTTAAGTGCAAGTTCTAAGTTACGGATAGCGTTTGTTGTAAAGTCAACCTTACGAGTATATGTTTCAGCTGCAGATTGCACATCCCCATACATTGCTTTATTCGCAGCCTCAGCAGCTTTTTCAAGCTTGTTGTAGTTTGCCACTGCTTTTTGTAATAACTCTTCTCGTTTAGCCTCAATGTCTGACATAATGCTGTAAGACTCATATGCTGCTGCACCAAGAGCTGCCATTGCTGTAGCAGCAAGCATTGCTGGATTCTTTTTAAGCACAACGTTCATAATACGCATTGCACGGGTTAGGCTAATAACCTTGCCTTCTGTTAAAGCAATAGTAGTACTAAAGGTACTTGTCGCTACTGAAGACGCTTTAATAGTAAGTTTGTATGCCGCAAATGCTGCTGTGGCTACTCCAATCATATGCCCAAGTTTTCCAAGACTATCTATAAAGTTGTCAATGTCCTTCTTAGTACGACCGCCAAACATAGCATCTAAGCCACCTGTAATCTTACGTGCAGAGAAACTTAGAAATGCATTCTTAACACGAGCAATCGTTTGTTCATAGTTCAGTGCTATTTTATCCGCTGCTTCTGTAGTGCCGTCTATAGCCTTACTATTTAGAGTATCAAGACTACTAAGGATTTCTTTATTGGTTGTTCTAATCTTATCAATAGCGTCACGCTCAAGGATGTTCAAACCAGACGTTGCAAGGTTGTACTGTGTCTGCGTCATATTTGAAATGTCGTTAACAAACTGCTTAAAGGCATCTGTAGCATTCCCATTTTGGAACTCGTTAAGTAACTCACCCTGTGATGTACCCATCGTTTGAAAGAAGTTTTTAACGCCCGTTGTACTTTGCTTCATCATATTACTAAGCTTACGAATCTGCGTACCGATTGTACTAGCGTTTACACCAGCATTAGAAAATGCCGCCGAGAGTGCCAAAACAGACTCTGCTGTCATTCCTGTAGTTTTAGCTGCTGATAGGGCGTAGTTCGATAGCGTCCCAAGATCTTGTGTAGATAGTCTTGAAGCATTCGCTGTCCAAGCTAAAGCATCTGCTAAGTTTGCTGTTGACTTGAAGGCTTTACCAAATACTTGGTCAAATGAGACAACAACGTTTGTCGTATCGTCAAGGGAATCCCCCGTAATCATAGAGAGGCGAATAACCTCTTTAGTGCTTGCAGCAAGCTTATCGTTAGCTATACCAGCACGCCCAAGCGCTAGTGCTACACTATTTACTTCGTCAATACTACTACCGTACGTTTCAGCTAGGTTTTGAAATGATTCCGCTAAGCCTTTCGCTTGAGTTTTCGACGCACCAAGTACGAACTGTATTTTATACTGAATTGCGTCAAATGCTAACGCTGCACGACCTGCTTCACTAAATGCTTCAGCTAACTTGTATAAAGCTGTTCCAGCAGCTGCGTATTGTGCTGTAGTAGCTATCTTATGGCCGAACGATGTACCAGCATCGCCGAACATCGTATCATAAAAGCCAGCAGTACCATTAGACGTTTCTGTCACTCCAGCCTTGCCAGATGGTTTCTTGTTAGGCACTTTTGTTGCTTTACTCTGTAATGAGATTTGCTGTTCGAGTGCTGCGTTCACTCGTTTAATTTCTGTTGTAAGCAGTCTAGCTTGGTTGTAGTCTTTTTGGTTTACAGCTAATTTTCTGAGTGTCGCTAAACGTAGCTTCTCCTCAGTAAGGGCTCGTTTATTCTCAGCTGTATTAGCGTGGTACGCCATTCGTACTAGCCTATTGGTAGTATTAATTGATTTCTCAACGATAGCGTTTAACGCCTTTCTAGTAATCTGTCTACACTTATTTATAGCAGCTTGCTTAACACTTTGCTCCATCTCTTTCTGCTGAAGGTCATATAAACGCTTACGAACAGAGAACTCATTTGGATCAAAGTGCTTAGAAGTCGCATAACTTTCTACAGAAGAGTCACGCATTTCAAAGAGTTTTCCATTCGTGTATTGTTGCTTACTTGCACGAACCGCTTCACGTATCGCTGCAGCCTTCTTTTGAAGTGCCTTATACCCAGCAGTGTCCGCTTTCGTTATACTATTAGAGATAACTTCTTCTTGTTTCATCTCTTTAACGAGCTGTTTATACTGTGCAACTTTACGTTCGTTAGTAGAATACTCTTTATTTATGTTACTTAATGAAGCCTTCTGGCTTGCTGTAACTTTTGTAAATTGCTCTAGTTGCTTATTAAGTAGAGCGTTAACTCTAGCTTGTTCGTTAGCAGTCGCTGCACTCATCTTTAAGCGTTGTCCCTGCATACCTGTTAAACGGTCTGTGAGGGATAAAGACTTAGAAGCGGCTTGTTGTAATTGGTTAGCATACATCACCTGACGACGATACTGCTCAGATATTTTAGCAAGCTCTTCGCGCATACCTGTAAGGTAGCGGCCAGACTTCTTCATACCAGTTGCACGTTCTTTCTCTACCTCAAGAATTTCCTTCTCAAGTTTCTTTTGCTTCTCTAGGAGTCCTGATAGTTGTTTAGAGACGTTTGCTAGTGTTGTTTTATCCACAACTGGTTGTATGAGTAGTTCAATATTATCTTCAGCATTAATCGCCATAGTGAGTCCTTATTCTTCTTGTTTCGTATTTTGTTGTTCTTTTACTTTACGGGAGTATAACATAGCCGCTTGGATAAACCAGTCAGTCTGCTCACCAAGTCCGCCTGACTCAGGCAAAGCACCAGAGTCGAAAATCATGTAAGCCATAGTTGCTTGTGATATTATATAGTTATCCACAGTAGATATTGGACAGACCGTTGGGCGTTTACCATTAACTCGTGGTAAGAATGGTGCTGAGTCACGTTTGTCTTCTGGTAAAAAGCCACAACCTCTACTTTTGTCCAGCTTACGTTCCTGGCACACTGAGCAGTTCCACGTTTCATCAGAGTACTCTGCATTGAACTGTAAATCAATCGCGTCACGTAAATTATGTACTTGTTCTTCTGTAACTTTGCTTATCTCCATAACCTTATCATAAAGGTAGTCAACATCTGCTGCACAAAGTTGATTAACGAGAATTGTGTAGTTAGGGAAACCGTGAATATTTTGCGTACCAACAATAGCATCTTTTAAGAGTTCACGTTTTGTTAATAGCATAGGGGATGTGGAAATTTGTGTAAGGTAAGACTCTTCATTAATTGTATGAAGTTCTTTGTGGGATAGCGGTTTAAGTTTGATATAAGCGTCGTCTAGCTTTACCCAAATAGGGGTGCGGTACAGAGAGCCTGTACCATACTTTAACTTACTCATTATTATCGATAAAAATCTGAATAGTGGAAGGGTCTTGAGACACCGCTGAAATAACACCAGATACTTCTGATATAACGTTCATTGGGAGCTTCGCTAAAGACTCTAGTGAAATAAACCCATTAGGCCCTGTAGTAATCGGGATTTGCTTACCATCGCTGTCAAGTAAGTTATTCCATCCTGCAATTCCGTTACAGCATAACGATACATTATACGAACCTGTTGATAAACTAACTGAGTCATTACTATCCCTTTTTAAAATTCCGTCTTCCAGTGTTACTAAACGCACTGAGTCTATTGGCTTGATGATAACGCTAAACGGATTCTCTTGTCCACGTTCAGCCTCTACTACGTAAGTAAACCCTTCTTCGATATTTTTATCAAATACGATTGCCATATTCTCTCCTTTTCCTTTTAAAGTTTCCTTGTAAGGTCTATATATGACCCCGAGAGGTCATAGAACACATTACTGGAATGCGATTGTTATTGCGTCTTCAACTGTATCACTACAACCCTCAGAGCTCAAACAACGGTAGCTTAAAGATTCCTTATAGATACCACTTGTAATTGATTTATCTGACTGTGTAAGAACAACTCTAGGCGCATATACGATTGCTGTAGAAGAGCCGTTAGATACTGTACCGAAGATTTCTCCACTCGTACCGTCTTTGTATTGGCTGAACAATGTTGTACCAGTGTACTCAACAGCAAATGAACCACCCACTTCTGACTTACCTGTAACAGTCTTATTAGTGATGCCCGCAGTAGTTAGTGCTTCAGTATCGTAAATCTCAGATGCAACTTTTACATCAAGGTTCTCAATGTTATAAGCTGTCCCACCGTATTTAAACGTCATATTCTTAGCGATGTAAGGAACGTTCGTCATACAAACAGATGCACGCGCTGGTACAACACCACCGTTAACGCCATCTTCTTCAACTGCGTATCCAGCACCTGCTAGACTAAAGTTAGCTTTTACGATATTAGCAACTGGGTAACTAATTGTAACATCAGAAACTACAACACCGCCATACGTGTACTCAATACGAGAAGCTGCTTCCATATACTCTTGAATAGAGAGTGAAATTTGCTCGTCACGAGGTTTAGCTACAGTGTACGATAAGAGTCCACCAAACATTGTTTGGTCATCTGCTGGGGCTGGTGAGATTGTCATTGATACACCAGCTGTGATACTACGTACAACTGCGTACTCAACGTCGCCTGCACCACCGCTACAGATAACTGCTTGACCAACTGTGTAGTTGTCAACATCAGACGCCGTCGTGAATGTTACAACACCAGAAGAAACTGTACCAGAAGTTGCAGCAACATCCGCAATACGGTGTCCTAAAGCAGCTTCGTATAACAAGTCACCATTAATAGTTTTTGCTCCGTCTGCCCCTGTAGTTGATGCTAGTTCTACTTCACAAGAACCGCTAGAAGTTTCTTTTCCAAGTTGAGGCTGTGCACCAACTAAGCTATTCTTCAGAACTTCACGTTCAACAAGCTCCGTATTTGGTGTAAGTGTAGGGTTGATTAACTCTACTACATCATCTGGTAATGCTGGTGCAGTACGGTCACCATAAACGGCTTCTTTGGTTACTGACCATTGTGTACTTTTGTCTATATACGCCATAGGTATTTCCTTAAATTTAATTTAACTCTTTGCAAAGGGTTATGATTTTATTGACTTGTCTGTCAGTTACACTCTTCGCGTAACGAGAACTCAAAAAGGATTTCAAACGTAACTAATGGGAAGTTATTCATATCGTCATACACGACAGAAACAACGTCACGATTTACTGCTTGCTTCCATATTTCACTATCAGCCAGCACAGCTTGAATAATCTGGTCACGCGTATCAGTCCAGTTAAGTTCATCATCAATACAGTTATCGTTTACTATGCATCGTACGAATAAAGAGTTATCGTAGCTATGGACAGAAGTACCAGTTGTACGGCTAGTAAAACTATCTGCCCCAGGAATTACGTACACAGATGCAAACGTATCCTCTGAGTTAATCGCTTGGTGTCCTGATAAAGATACTCGGCTTACGTTGGAACATGTTTCAAGGATCTCTTTCATACTTGTAAAGATTTCTCTATGTTTCGTTATAATCAACTATTCCCCCTATCTTATTTAGTATTTGCTTATCCAACATGTCATACGCTCTGTCTTGCCACCCATCTAGCGATGAAGGTTGCCCAATAATGCTTGACCATTGGTTAAGTTCTCTACCATAAGTTTCCCATGGCTTCTTGTAAGGCCTATGTTTAATTTGGATAACAGTCTCGTTTAACTCGGTCTTGCTACCAGAAAAGGTTTTACGTGTAGTTACCTCGTACGTTGGGACAGAAGCTCTTAACGCACCTGTTCTAAGCCTAGGCCATAACGAATAGTTACGCCCACCCTTGTACTTCCTACTTAAAAGAAACCTTACGTGCAGGCGCCAGCTTTTAATAGTCTGTACAACGTCAGCTCGTATCTTCTCAACTTTACGTGCTGTAGCATGCTTAGCCTTTGTTTGGATAAGGAGTTGAACTTTTGCTGTAATATCACTTAAACCAAGGCTACTCATCTTAGAACCTTATTATTTCACGTTTACTATAAAAGTCATATGTATTAAGTACTGCTTTAGGCACCGTCGCAGAATTGTAATAAACAGTATTCCCTGTAGAGTTAATAGCTTTCTCTATGTTGTCCGTGTGACGAGTGAGTGTAAAGATAATTGAATCGATATGTCGATAGATAGCTAGCTTTAAGTCAGTTGGAATGTCAGTATAACCTACGTTCAAGTTAAAGGTTACGGGTTTACGCTTATCAGTAAACGGTGTAGTAAACACTATGTCTTCACCGTACCACGTATACGTAGTGTCATCTACTATACTACCGTCATACTCAATACTTGTAATAGTATTTATAGGACTTATAGGTAGCGTAATAGCCGTACCAACATTGAATACTTTATGCGAGATGTCTTGCGCTTCTGTGTATAGTCCGTACTGTGATTGGAGCATTCCAAGAACACCAGAGATTACCGTTGTGTATAGGTTTTCATTGACACCAGACGCGGCTGAAAATAGTAAGTAGTCAGCGTAGTTAAATTGTACCGCCATAAGCTACTCCTATTGTTCGTCCTTTGGTTTTCGTGGAGCACGTTTCTTAACGGCTTTCTTAACCTCAGGTTTCACTTCTTTAAATAATTTACTAAACGTCTTCGTTAAACGTTCACCTTCAGCGTTGTCCACTTTGTACGTCTCGTTAGGTACAAACGTAATACCATTAGAGGTAAAAGAGATTTTACCAGAATAAATGATTTCCATTAATCCTCCTATTTAGGGATAGCTTAAATACATATTAGGTATGCACTTAAGCAGCCCCTAAGGGCTACGCATCACTATCTAGCGATGTTGATACCTGCAACGACATTTACATGTGCGTTAGAGATAACGTTTGGAGCAGAATCAGTAGAGTCATAAACTGAACTGAAACCATAACGTAGAGAGCCTGTGAATACGAATACTTGGTCTGTGATGTCTTTATCAGACTCAGAGATAATGTTTCCGTTCATAGAAAGTCTACAAGTTGCAACGTTAACCATTACACAAGAAGAAAGTGTATTGTCAGCAGCAGTAGAGCTAACAACACCATTTGCATCAGTAGCAGGAATAAGAGAAGTGACCACCAAAGGAATTCCAAATACAGAATCGACTTTACCTCCGAATAGTGTAGCCATTGTGCCAGCAACGTCAATAGTTTTAAAGCTCTTGAAGTTACGAACTTTACCATAAGTGTATTGGTCAATTACAAGAACAACATCACCACGAGTTACAGCACGTTGGTCTAAATAGATACCACCAGCAAGTTGCATATCAGTAACCTTAGCAAGGAACTCTTCTTCAGTAAGTGCAGCACCACCAAAGTCTACAGTTGCTTTATTAAGTCCTGTTTTACGAAGACCATTAGAAACTTTAACAGCTGAGTTAGCAGCAGTACCAGCGTCCATTGTACCAGCGATATCACCATTAATAACAGTTTCTTCAACAGCTTCAGCGATTGCACGAACGATACCCGCACGAACTTCAGCAGCAATATCAATAAGAGAATCGTCAAGTAATTCGTAAGACTTACGAACAAGAGACATTACTTTATTAGTAGTTGCAACGAAAGTTGTATAGTTTTCACCACTCTCAGTTCCGTTTGTAGCTTCACCTGTTAAGTATGCAGAGATACCATAGATAGCAATAAGGTCATGTGCAACACCACCTTTAATTTGCTTAGCACCAAATAGTTTAGCAACGTTAAGCTCATCTTGGATGTCTTTTAAAAGAGTTCCTGTAAAGCCAGCTGGAAGTGCTTCTGCTAAGTCACCAGTTACACCAATTGCTTTTGCACGAGCGTTAAGGTCTTTAGCGTCAACATCAGCTAAAGATCCACCACGAAGTTTCTTAGCGATAAGTCCAAGTTCTGCCAATCTACCTTGTTCGTCAGAAAGCTTCATAGCTCCTCCAACAACACCAGCAGGTTTTGGTGCAGATGTACCAACTGACTTAGCGTGTGCCACGATACCTTCTTTTACGTCTAGTTTCATTGCCTTAGCAACAAGATCTTCAAGTTTTGCCATTTTATCTCCTTAAGATAAATAATTACGTATTGAGCTCAATAGTAACATTAGAATAAAATCTGCGCATCTTTATGGCGTCGCTTTTCCAAAAGACTACGCGCTCTGCGCAGCCTGTACAGCCTCAATAACTTTTGCTTCGATTGCTTCAGCTGTTGTAGTAAGTAGTTCATACAATTCATCAAGCTCTTCCGTATCAAGGTCAGCCGCAGCGGTACCCTCAATAACTTCTTTTTGCTCTTTGATATAGGAGAGTGCGTCTTTTACACGTTGCTCTTCTTCTGCTACACGTTGTTTCTCTTTCTCTTCAAGTTCTAGTTTAGCTTTTTCTTCAGCCTCTCTAGCTTTCTCTTCAGCAAGCTGTTGAGCAGCAACGATTTGAGCAGCTAAGTCTTCTACTGATAGAGAGTCTTTATCTTCTGGCTCCACAGATACCTTCGGCTCCTCTTTAGGTTTTTCTTCTGCTTGAGGTTTAACCTCTGCTTTAGGCTCCACTTTAGGAACTTCTTGCTCTTTAGGTTTTTCTTCTGCTTGAGGTTGTTCAGTAGGTGTAGGATTTTCCTCTCCACCTTCGATACTCTTCTTCATACCTTTTCCTTTTTTTATCTTGCACATTCCGTTTAACTCATCGCAAGACATATCGTTCTGAGATTTAACTACTTGTGGGTCAACGCTTAAAGACTTAGTACCAGTAACAGTAAATAGCGCGTCCTGATTTGAGGGCACGGGGGCTAAAGACAGTTCAACGAGCTCTGCTTCAGAGATCTCCAAGGTGTCTGTCGCTTCAATATAGTTAAACGCTTTTGGTACGAAACCGATAGAAAACGTTTTAATTATACCAGCACCAACTGCCTCAAAAACCTGCTCACGTCCTGTAAACTTATGTACTTCTGCTTCTACGTATAAACCTTCTGGGCGTTTCTCAATAAGAGTAACTTTTCCAGCAACGTCTCCCCAGTCGTGGTTATATACTAATATAGGGTTTTTCTTATAATTATCAAGATTTAGTAAAGAAAGTGCTACACTCTCGTTGTCACGGTCAATAAGGCGTGACCCATCAGGGTTTAGGAACACCGATGCGTACCCCGCAATATTAATAACTGTTTTGTCCGTTACGTCAGTAGTTACATCTGTACCTAGTAGCTTAAAGCTTACGTCTTGGAATACTTGTACTTTTTTCATAGTTCACCTTTATTCATAAATTGTCTAATGTCCACTGAGAACAGTTCCGAGTTGCCTGACGTTAGAAGTTCCTCGTAGGGAAGAGCCCAACGTTCGTACTGCGAAAGTATTCTCTGTTCTTTATAGTATGCTTCTTTACCTGTAAGAAGCTCCGTATGGAGTACCGTATAAGGTATACGCTCTGAACGAAAACGCTTAGCAACATCCTGTACAGTAATCCCTATCTTATACACAGGGTCCCGACCAACTGGCTCGAAGCGTACGTAGTACAGAGTTGTTGGTCGTTTGTCATAATATAACATGTGCCCAGTAAGTGGGTCAAGGGTTCGTATCACTACGAGTTACCTTGATCTGGTTGCCCGCCTTGCGAGTCTGTCACAACATTCGTGTTATCAGCACCACCTGAATTGCCAGATGGGAGTGTTTGTCCACCAGCTTGATTCAAGTTAAGGTAACGTTCCAAGTCCGCTGAATAGTCATTATAACTTACTGGTGCATTACCTAGTAAGAAGGCAGGCATGTATACTTTGTTAGCAGCATCACTATCAATCGCTGGAAGTTCTAGCATTGCTCTTGCTTCATTCAAGGTGATAACGCCTGCTTTGTGTTTCTTTAGTGTAAGGTCGACCTGTACTTCTTCAGGCATCTTCAGAATATCTAAAGACTTGTAATCGAACTTAAGCACAATGTTCTTAATCCCGAGTTGCTCTCTAAAGAAACGTGTAAACTGTAGCTCAATGTTTGTAAGAACAGGAAGTAACTGGGAACTAAAGAAGATACGTATTAAGTTAGTAAGCTCTTCCGTCTTATTAGCACCCTTAGACGCAACCCCTAGAAGAAACTGTGGGATGTTATAATGTTTAAGGATCGTTTCGTTTATGTCACTCAATAAACTTATTACATCAGCACCAGTCATACTATTGCCGATTACTTGAACGTCAAGCTCAGTATTTAAGAATAGCGATGTTGCCGTTGCACTCTTCATAAAGGTGTCAAACTCAGTCTTTATAATATCCATATTACTTTTTGAGATAGGATTATTTGCGGATATTATTGCGGCTTTCTTTGCGCCACCTGTTAGCATGTCTTTTGCTTGACCTACTGCGCCAGCTTGCATAAGTAGGACATCGTTTAAACTCTTCAAACGTGAAAGGCTGTACAGTAGATTAGATGGATCAATACTATCATTAACATAGATACATTTGTTCGCAGGGTAAAAGATCTCTGAACCATCCTCTGCTGAGTATTTGAACTGAGAGATAAGTGCTTTGCCATCAGACTCAGCTTGTACTTTCGCTATGTCAAGTACGTAGAAGTTCTCTAAAGGCCCTTGCTCACCCCTGTTACCAGACTCTGTAACTACAAGCCCAGCACCTTGTGAAAAGATATTCACTGCAAGCTTACGAAAGAAGTCAACTCTTGAGTCTACTTCATTAGGGAACTCCAAATCGACATTCTTAACGTTTACAGGTTTAAGCTCTCCCTTAATGTCCTTATAAGTTTTTAGCTCACATAAGGAAAAGATGTTTGCTATAGTCCGTATCGCTTGGTCGATTGTCTCAACGCTACGCATATACTCTGTGTAGTTAGCGCTGAACGTAGCCTTCCCGCCAGAAGCGTAAGCAGCTGCATCTTGCTTAATCGTTGGGTGTTTCTTTAAGTAACTCTTATCAGTTGTTCTAGGCTTTCTCATATAGCAGTTACCTCATTATCAGTATATAGTATAGCCGTACCCGTGTCATCGGTTACGCGTAACGTTAGGCGAAGCGTTGCTTTCGGGTCAAGCCCTGTACCATCAACTGTAATAGTGTATATATCATCAGTTGTTCCAGAAATGTCAACGGTCATCCAAGGGATTGTATTTGTAGTATCTCGTCCAGTTAGTGTATCTAGTTTAAACTCTAAGGTTGCAATAGTGATAGGTGTAACAGGACTTGCAATGTAATACTGTAGCTCATTACTACTATTTGTTACGTCAAGGTATGCTGTTGGACTAACACATTGAAACTCTACGATTTGTGTATTAAAAAACATTTCATCTCCAGTGTATTGTATAACTTTATTAATTAAGCTACAGATTAGATATGGGTTATAGTAGTAGTTTCACAGGAGTTTGGCGTGATGTTGGGCGTATCATTACTAAAGTTAATACGAATGCTTAGCGTAACCTTAAAGAAACTTTCTACTAACCTTAAACGAGTAAACTAATTTTTCCGTTTAAGGTTAAAATTTATAGAAATTCGCTACAGCTCCCGTAGCAGCGGCGTTTGACGGCTGTAAACAAACCTTAAAGTGTCTTACAAATTTATGCCAACGTTTCGTTAAACCCGAAAAAACTGACAAATTTAAGGTACTGAAGCGAAAGATGAAGTACCTATATAGGGTATAGAGTAAGGTATATAGTACAGCACTAAGTAATACCCTATGTAAACCCTATAAGAGAGGTAGCGGCAAAATTTCATTAAAGACTGCTCGGCAACTTGAAACGAATCAGATGAAAGTGGTGATATGAGTCTTCGCTGTATGGCTAAACCTTAAACGAACTTTCTACTAAACTTAAACGAACTTTCTACCAAACTTAAACGAACTTTCAACACCAAATATAATAAAGGATTACTATGAGCACAGAGCTTATGCTGAACGCACTAGAAGAACAAATCGTCGAGGGGCTTGTTACAGGTAACCGTAAACAGGTTGCAGCAAAACTTGATATACCTACTAAGGCGATAGCTGAACTATTGCGTAAGAAAGGTATCAAGGAATACTTACAAGAACTTAAAGAGGCCCGTCGAGAGATACTACTTAACAGAGCGATAGACGTTGTATCAGCGACCCTTGAGGATAAGCTTGACATGATTGATGAAGATGAGGATAAGCGATTAGGCTCAGCGACCCGTAAGGATCCTGTAGATTTAGCCCAAGCTTTAGCCTCACTTGTTAAGACAGCAACGCCTGAAGATGAAACTGTTACGAGTCCTATGGCGAAGATATACCAACAGATTAACATTCTGAATAACGAAGGTAAGTAGGATGCTTACTGAAGAACAACTAGCACTCCTTACTGATGATGAACGTGCGCACTATAGTAGCTTGGAGGGCGAAGATAGAGCTTCATTTGAGTACTTTATGGGATTTACTCACGGCACTGGAGAAACCGCTGCCCCTATTACAAATAGTGAAACTGAGATGTATAAAAAGATAACTGATACGATCCCTTTAAAGACCGTGTGTCGACTATTAGACTTCATACCACATAAAGGACAACAGCCCCTTATATATGATTTTGACACCCACAAAGACCACAATGGTTTTGTTGTGGCCGCTGGTAGGCGATTTGGAAAGTCTACTATACTCTCTATTATATCAGTAAGGGAACTACTTGTACCATTTAGCTCAACGGTACTCGTTGCACCAGTGTTCAACAATGCTAAGATTATTTTTAACGAAGTACTAAAGCTTGTCAATAAATTGGAGTTACCAATAGCTAGCATCAATAAAGGACAGTTTAACTTCACCTTAGAGAACGGCGCAAAGTTTACAGCAAACTCTGAAGCGAATATTGAGGCGGTGCTCGGCACAAGTATGAGCCTAATTCTTATGGAAGAGGCGCAAAGTATTAATACGCTTGACGTTATCTATAAGCAGATGCTCGCACCAACAATGCTTGACTACGGTGTAAGGGATAACGGTGAACTTTATGGCCGAACGTTTGTAATTGGAACATTCCGTGGTACAGATAACGTTCTGTATGAGTACTTCCAACGTGAGGAAGACTTCCCGAACTGGAAAAGTTTTACGGCACCCTCAATGACAAACCCAACGCTCCCTCAAAGTTACTTTAAACAAATGCGCTTAGAACTAGGTGAGATGCTATATAACCAGGAGATATTAGCGATACCTGTTGGGCATGATGATAATGTCTTCTATGCATTCGACAAAGAGCGTAATGTAGTAGATAATGTTACCTTTACTAAAGATAGTCTGTTTATAGTAGGGATTGATATTGGTTGGTCAGATAGTACAGCAGGTGTTTGGGTACTCCGTGAAAATGACACGTATTACGTTGTCGAAGCTTATTCTGAGAACAACCGCGCAACGGCTGAACATATTGAAAGCTATAAAGAAATTGAAGCACCACTCGGTACGATTGATAGTCGGTATGGAGACCCTGCCGCTGCACAAACGTTAAACGATTACATTTTAACGTACGATTACGATATTCAGAAAGCGAATAATGCTGTAGCTGATAGTATCAAGTACCTTAATCAATTGTTTACCCCAACAGGTGCAAATGACCGCCCTAAGCTTTACATAAGTAGTAAACTTACAGAGTTGATACGTCAAGTGTCTCGCGTTAAGTATAAGAGCAACAATAGCAAGTCCTCGAAAGACCCATTCATACGTGACCCTAAGGGAACGCATTGGGATCTCATAGCAGCGTTACGATACGCTATTTATTCAGACCGCTTTAGTATGGCGTCTCTAAACATTATAAGGAGTAATAAGTGATTACATTTACAGATACAGGATACAACGTTACGCATTTTAAACCACACCCCGCAGTGAGTTTACAGAAGTACACCCACCTAGCGAAGATGCTTAACGGGTTTAAGTTGGGAGACTCTTCTATTATAGAGGAAACACCAACTTACGTTAAGTATAAGCTAGACGGAATTGTCTACGAGGCGTATAGGGAGGTATAGCGATGAGTCATAAAGTCCCTAATGTCGGTATTAAAATTCCTTTAGACGAATTATCGTTACGGGCTAAGCGTAATTTAAAGTTTGGCACATTACAGGACCTATACTCAGATGAAGAGTTAGAGGAACTTCTTAAGAAACCTCCAACGAAAGCTGATACGTTTATCCCAGCGTATGTCCTCTTACGGCAAACCGCTAAGCGTCTTGGTAAGCGTCGTCGTTGGAGCTACGAGGAAGACCAGTTTCTACATGACACATACCAGTACCTTACTGATGCTGTTATAGCATTAGCGTTGAACATCCCTGAGACCGAAGTCTTACGCCATCGCAATAATCTTGGCCTAAAGAAAGTTGTTACAGAGTCGCATTACGTTGTGTTACACGCACGTGAGGGGTTCGAAGAAGATATGAAGAAGTACCAGCTTAACAAGGTAAGGGGAATCAATCCTAGGATTAGGGAGGTGCTTGATGCGAACGTTTGACGAGGCAGAAGTTATCTGCTTAAAATGTCTTACCGTCGCTAAGCCACTGTGTGACTGCGGTAATGTGGGCGTAATAAGAGATAGAGATAATGACATAAACATCTACGTTGAGAACATTAAGACGTGTCGCTTAGCGGATACCGTATACGTTGATGGTGTAGAGATTCATAGAGAACTACATGAGCCTTTTGATACAATGATGTTTGTAGATTACTACCCCATCCGCTCAACGCCGCTTAACTTCGTTGACCAAGCGCCTAAGAAAGTAAAGAAGCCTGATCGATTACGTGAAGCTTTAGATAATTACAGCCATACCATAGCTGCCGAGAAGCGTATGGGCACAACACGAAAACGTTTAACAAGGAGAAATAATGAAAGATAAAGTACTATTACAGGAACCTAAGACAGCGCGGATTAACATCCGTTTAACGGAGCGTGAGAAGCTCGAGCTCACTAAACGTGCCGATAATGAAGGTATGACAGTGACTGAATACATATTGAGTAAGTGTAACGTATCATAAGTTATAGGCTTATGCTGAGGTATCCGCTATGCAGCGCGAAGCCGTAGTCTAACGAGCTTACTTTTCACACCCGCTCAACGTTGGTTCAACGTAAGTAAGACTTCCTTTTATTCGTAAGAGATTTACTTATGTTCATTGAGCTGCTCGTTGAACAGCGCGAAGCCACATGCTAAACGGGCTACGTAACAATGTAGTAAACCTAGTATATATAGGCTTAGTAAGGTAAAGTAACAATAACACTACAACTCCTATTACTCTCCTGCTACACCTTCCGCATAGCAGCGCGAAGCCGCACCTTTAGCCAACCTTAAAGCATCTAGTTATTACTACGACAAACATTTCATCCCACAACCCTTCACACCATAATCACAAACCATCAGCCACATAATCCGTCACACAGTTCTTTGAACCACCTCCTTATTCCCGCCAAGGCAAATTTTTGGGAGAAGGTAGAAAGCTACGAAGAAAGAAACGTTGAGCGTAGCGAAGAAAGAATGGGAGAAAGGGTCATTGAACAGTTTCGTTGAGCGTACCGAAGAAAGAATCGTTGAGCGTATCGAAGAAAGAGTCGTTGAGCGTACAGAAGAAAGACTGGGAGAAAGGTCGTTGAGCGTACAGAAGAAAGACTGGGAGAAAGGTCGTTGAGCGTTGGTTGTATATCTTGTACGTACAGGTATAATTTGTCCTATATTATTCGTGTGGCTGTGTAGGCCGCCCAACGACTCCGTGTTACGTTTCTACCCACCCCCGCTATACATTTCCCACATACCAACCGCTTTAAGCTTACTTTAATCCACTTTATGCATCAGCGTGGCACACCAAACAAACGATAATTTTTATCCCTCGTATAACGTACTTTTAAAGACCTCTATCAAACGCTTAACGCTCTTAATAGTAAGGTGTAACAAACGCTTAACGGGCTTTTTACCCACTTTAAAATGCTTTTTACCGCTATGTCGTTTTACGGTAATTATAACGTACACTTATAATAATACCCTATAATGATAATGTAAACTTATGTTAAGAGATGCTTTGAGCGGTCTTTGAACGTTACTTTGATAGCTATTTGAACGGTACGCTTAACAACATAAAACATAACGTGTTAAGTATGGTTACGCCTTTATCTTAACTAACGCTTAACGTTTTACATTAATATTGTTTCTTTATTTACATAGAGGGTTACTTTTAACTATAATGTGACATAACAAAATAAAGAGCTAAAAAGGAAACGTTATGAGACACGCAACGCAAACACGTAACACGACACTTCAAGCGGTGCACGGTACGGGCGCTATACGTGCTAATAAGCCTATGGAACGTGTACGTATTAAGTACGTTACGCCAACTAACAAAGAGGCGCTTTGTACTACATCGCTCCATAATGGCGCTAAAACGATAGCGTTGTTAATAGCGTGTAACCAACGTATAACGAGCGTTGAGCTTTACGCAGTAGGGAAATAAATAGTAGTTTTTAGTGATATCTTTATAAACTTTTAAGGTTTGTTTAGATACTATTTTAAAGTTACTTTTTACAGCAACTTAAATTTAAATAAGGCGAAAAGCCGAAAAGGGTATAAAATGAATGCTTTAAACGTAAAACCAAACGATACTTTAAACGAGGTGGCAAACGTGCCAACAAAAAACGATATAGCGGTAGAAACAGCGAAGTTAGTAGCGGACTTCGAAAAGGCGCAAAACGCTCTCAAAACGATTGTCGCGCCAACTAAACAAGACTTGCAACAATATCAAAGTAACAGTGAGGAAATAACATCACTCAAAGAGAAAAACGTAACTCTTATCGAAACGATTGACCATTATTTGGCGACTAACCTTACACCGCTCAAAGAAGCGGGAAAAAGTAACAAACAAGCTTTTCGCATTATGTTTGAGGCATTGCGCTCAGATATGATTATCACGGGCGATAAAGACTACACTAAAGGCGTAATCAATGCGTACGAGTGGTATTATATGTCAAACGTGTCCGTGAAGAAAAGAGTAGCTACCCTTAAGACGTTTAAGTCACTCAAATCTTTAAGCGGTTACTATTCTAACAAAGCTATTAACGCACTTATGAGCGATAAAAGCTTAACTACCTTAGAGGCTTACAAAAAGGCTTTAGACGCACGACTAACGACTGCAAACCAACTCAAAAACGCTTTAAACGACCTCTTAACGCTTACAGAGGCGCAACAGTTGGAAGTATGTAAAGAGTACGGATTAAAACACTCAGATAAGAAAATCAAGCCCGTTGATTCATTAGTAGGTGATAAAGTTGCCACGCTTGAGCTTATCGCTAAAGTTAATCAGTACAGAAACGAAAACGCACTTAAAGCCCTTAAAGAGGGTGCTAAAGCATAGCGTTGGACGGGTGCTACACCCGTCTTTACACGGTTATATGTATATGAGCTTACTGCGGTAGGTTGATACACATATAACGAGTGACAAACGAGCTTAGAGCGTGGTAGCGATATACTGCTACCGAATACGACATCACAAGCTTGTTACTGAAGCGTGTTTATCACGTTGAAACGGTCACTGTTTATGAGTTCCTACAATTATCTTTATGCGGTTTGCCTATCGTTTGCGTTACGAGTGTAATGCGAGCGTGTCGGCTTACTGTGTATCATTGTTACAAGTAAAGGCTCAGCGGTTGGCTATGCGAGTGCTATGCCCTTGTTATGCTTACTGCTCAGCGGTTGGCTATGCGAGTGCTATGCCCTTGTTATGCTTACTGCTCAGCGGTTGGCTATGCGAGTGCTATGCCCTTG